CAAGTTTCAATGACCATTATTATTTTTATCCATTTAGTTCAACCGACCCTAAAGTAAATTTAGATTTGGTTATGCCTTTGTTACCAATAGGAGGCGATTTAAGTATTGAACTTATTTTATGTGATAATTCTGCTCCTTATTGGAAATCAACTGTTGGCTCTATTGAAGCAAGTAATTTTCAGTTAGTAGTTGAAACATACTTTAAACAAGTAACAACAGAAAGTTTTATCAATGATTCAAATGAGTATGTTTTAGATATTGATCTTGCTTTAGGCTTTAATGATGTTAATGATGGCTTTTTTACATATAGAGGATTTTTAAGCGATTCAACAGGTTTAAACTTAAAGAATTGGTACAGACAAGAATATCCTACCGACATTTATAGAAGTTTAAGTGAGTTAGTAGTTAAGCAATATTCAAACTGCTTAAATAAGAACATTATTAACTTGGATGCTTCTTTTATGGGTATGGAAACAATTGACGGAAGATTTAGCGGTGCAATGAGAATTACTGCTTCCGATACTGACCCAGCACAAATAACTGTTCAAAATAAAAGTTACATAATAGGTAATTCAACAATGGATTTACCAAATGATGTAATAATGGCTACTTTATTGGATATTAATCCAGAGAATGTAGAAACAACAATGACTACTATTTACGATAGTAATAACTTACCATCGGAGGTTACAGGATATTCACACTTTAGGTCTAATGGTTATTTAACTAAGGAGGCTGCTCTTGCTGCGCCTTTAACAAGTAACGTTGTTTACTTAGCAGATATTGGTGTTCCTTCGGTTGGTGATTTCTTCTATGCAAGTGAGTTCTTAACAGTTGGATTTAATGGTGCGAATATTTGGTGGAAGGTTTTGGTTACAGATACTTACTCACAAGCATATAGAATTAGCGGAGCGGGTGAAATATTAGAAACATTCGGATAATTGATTAAATTTGTAATATGGCAGCAGTAATAGGAAATAACGTAATGCTTTATTGGCATAGAACAGATGTTGACCCAGAGGTTGATGTCGCTTTTGCGTGTAGTACAAATTGTACGTTTAATGTAAACGTAGATCAAAAAGAGGTAACAAGTCAATCAAGTGCTTGGTTTAGAGAATATAAAAATGATGTGGCTACTTGGAATGTTACTTGTGATGGGTTGATTACTTTGACTGGCTTTTCTTATTTGTTTATGTTAGAAAAGCAGTTAGCAAGAGAGCCAATAGAGATTAAGTTTGTTGTGGATAATGGAATTGATGGATTGGTTGTTATTAGTGGAATTTGTAATATATCAAGTTTGGCAATTAACGCACCCCAAAAAGATGTGGCTACTTACAATATTAGCCTACAAGGTAGCGGAGCATATAATACAACAGGAACAAGCGTAGACCCAGAAGGAGTTATCATAGTTGGTGCAAACCCAGTTAAGACAAAAGGTTACACGGCAGCTGGTGGGGAAACATCAATTACTTGGACTGACACTATTGGTTACAATTGTCTTTACGTTTCAAGAGGTGGTATTGATGTGCAAGGTATTATTGCAACAGGTACTCCAATTGATGAGGAAGTTAAATTTGTTTCTGCAACAGGTATTTTAACATTTAGCAGAGCATTGGTAAGTGGTGAATTTGTAAGGGCATTATTACAATAAAATAAATAAGATGAGCAATCAAATAGTAATATCAAGCGGAGCAAAAGTTAGGAATTTAGATGGAGTATTAACAGGTACAAGTGGGATTGTTAATTCAGTTCCATTGGGTGCTGCTAATGGTGTAGCTACTTTGGATAGTGGTGGTAAAGTTCCAGTTAGCCAATTACCTTCAAGTGTAGTAACTTATTTGGGTACTTGGAACGCTGCAACAAATACTCCAACTTTAGTGAATGGAACAGGAGATGCTGGGGATATGTACATTTGTAATGTAGCTGGAACTGTGAACTTTGGTGCTGGTCCTGTAACCTTTGCGGTTGGGGATTGGGTGTTATACGGAAGTGGAACTTGGCAAAAATCAAATGGTCAAAATGGAACAGTTACAAGCGTAGCGGTTACCGAAAGCGGAGATGCTTTAACAATCACAGGTTCACCGATTACAACGGCTGGAACAATCAATATAGGATTTGCAGGAACAAGTGGTCAATACGTTAACGGAGCAGGTGGATTAACTACCTTTCCTTCTTTAGCAGGTTATGTAACATCTGTTACGGCTACTGCACCTTTGTTATCAAGTGGTGGCACAACTCCAGATTTATCAATCCCTGCTGCTTCGAGTACTGTTGATGGATATTTAGATAATGCAGATTGGACAACTTTTAACAATAAGCAAAACGCTATAACTTTAACTACAACAGGAACTTCAGGTGTTTCAACTCTTATTGGTAGTACTTTAAATATCCCTAATTATTCAACCGATTTAAGTGGTTATGTACCATATACAGGTGCAACCGCAAATGTAAACTTAGGAACATTTGATTTAACGGCTGATGTTATAACAGGTGCAACAGGTTCTTTTGCATCAAATGGAGGTAGTAATACTTTTGCTATTAATCATTCAAGCGGTAGTGGAATAGCTTTAAACATAACAAAAGGTGGTAATGGAGAAGGTTTATATATAAACAAAACAAGTGGTAGTGGTAACGCTGCAACTATTATAGGTACATTAAACGCAACTACTTTAGTAAAAAGTGGAGGTACATCAAGTCAGTTCTTAAAAGCTGATGGTTCGGTTGATGCAAGTGCTTATATAACCTTAACTTCTTTAAGTGCAGGTACAGGAATAAGCTACAATAATACAACAGGGGTTATTACAAACTCTGCTCCAGACCAAACTGTTTCTTTAACGGCAGGTGCAGGGATATCAATTAGTGGTACTTATCCTTCGTTTACGATAGCTTCAACAATTACTCAATATACAGATGCGTTGGCTCGTGCTGCATTGTCATTTACGGCAGGAAGCGGTGCATATAACTCTACAACAGGTGTTATTACGATTCCAACTAATAACAATCAAATAACGAATGGTTCTAACTTTATTACTTTAACAAGTTTAAGTGCAGGAGCAGGGATTAGTTATAATAACACAACAGGTGCTATTAGTTCTACAATAACACAATATACGGATGCTTTAGCAAGAGCAGCGATTAGCTTAACCACAACAGGTACAAGCGGTGCTGCAACTTATAATAACACAACAGGTGTTTTAAATATACCTAACTACGCACCTGATTTAAGTGGTTATGTAACATTAAGTACTGCTCAAACAATTAGTGGAGTTAAAACTTTTAGTTCAGTAATTGGTGCAACGGCTTCAGCAGTATTTAATGCAACAGGAAGGGGTACTGATTATCAATATGCAGATATGACTAATACAAATGGTCGTATGATTATTGGAGTTGATAGTTCTGTAGGTGGTTCTATTATTCCTTCAAATTCACAACCTTATTCAGTAAGTTTTGGTACAGATAAAAATAGATTTTTACATTTATTTACAAATGATTTACCAAGATTAAACATTACAGGAGGTGGTAATGTACTTATAGGTACTCTTACCGATGGAGGATACAAACTTGATGTTAGTGCTAAAGGTAGATTTTTATCTTCTGTTGGTGCTGAAGTGCTTAGAGTAGAAGGTCCAAGTACTACTGATAATTTTATATCTGTATATTCAGGAACTATACATATGTTTATAGATGCTGATAATTCTAATTCCGCAGGTATTATAGGAACGCAGTCTACGCACCCGTTAATTTTTAGAACAAATGGTGTAAATAAAGCAAGAATAACTACTGATGGTAATTTATTAATAAATACTACAACAAATTCAGGATTTAAACTTGATGTTAATGGTACAGGAAGATTTACAGGTTTACAACAAGATGCAATTCAAACAATTTTTACTCTTTATGGTTATAATGCAGCAAATCAAGATAAAGCTTTATATTTTAGATTAACAGGTTCTACCCCTGTTTGGACATTAACAACAGGTGCAGTAGGGACAGATGCGGGTATTAATATAATGCCAAACGGAAGTGCAGGATTATCATTAACGTATGCAGGTGCTGCTACTTTCTCAAGTAGTGTAACGGCAACAAGTGCTTTTTTTAATGCTTCAAATGGTTTTGGTTTAGCTGCCAGAAACGCAGCAAATACACAATATAGAAATTTAATTATTTTAAATTCAGGTAATCAAATAGAAATTGGTAGGGATTCGGATATTAGTCAAATAAGATTAGGAACTGCAAGTGCAAATGATGCTTTAACAATCACATCGGGGGGTTTAATATATGTTAATACAACTACAGGAGTAAGTGGTGGTGGTGCTTTACAAGTTAACGGAAACGTAAACATTAACGGAGTATTTCAAATTAATGGAACTACAATTGGAGGAGGTGGAGGAAGTGGTATAACTGGAAGTGGAACAAGTGGATATCATTCTAAGTGGACAGGTGCATCAACTTTAGGTAATGGAATTTTATATGATGATGGAACAAGAATTGGTTTAAATACTACTTCTATTGAAGCTAATACAAGATTCCAAATTAATTATAGCGGTGGTAGTAGTTATGGCTTATTTATAAATAAAACAACTTCGGATGAAGCTACTATTCGTTTTAAATCTACTCACGATGCAAATTCTGATTTTAAAATAGGTGCTTCTATTCTTATTGGTTCAGCTTTTGAAATTTATAGTGTCAACGCAGCAGCTACAAGATTTGCAGTTGCAAGTAATGGTAATGTATTAATAAATAGAACTACAGATGCAGGTTATAAATTTGATGTTAATGGCACAGGAAGATTTACAGGTCAATTAACAGGTACAGATGCTTTATTTGCAGGTTCAGTTACCGCATCAAGTGGTTTCTTTGATACTTCCGATAGTAGATTAAAAATTCTTGTTAAAGATTACGAACAACCAAAAGGCATAGAAAATGTTGCTGCAAGGATGTATATTAAAAATAGCAAAAAAGAATTAGGTTACTATGCACAAGACTTACAAGAAATACTACCAAGTGCAGTTAATGAAGGTACAGATGGATTCTTAACTTTATCTTATAGTCAAGTACATACTGCTAAGATTGCTTATTTAGAAAAAGAGGTTGCAGAATTAAAAGAACTTATTAAATCTTTAATTAAATGAGTTGGGCAAGTATAGCATCTAATCAAGCCGTAACAGGGAACAATTTACTTAATGCAGTTTCTCTTGGGATATTTGTAGGTAAAAGTACTATTCCTGCAACAAATGAATGTATTACAAAAGACGAAGCAAATTCCTATGTTTTTTTGAATACGAGTAAAGCAAGTTATGCTGCAAAAGCTTCTAATCAATTAGTTGTTAAAAATGATTTAGAATCTCCTAATAATGTACAATTTATTACATCAAGTGGATTATATCCTGTTACAGGTCCATCAAGTACAACAACAGGTACTTTATATAATTTTACTGCATCTACAATTTACTACATATTGTCATTCAATAGTGGTGGAGTTGGTGTAGGAGTTCTTAATAACGATGCATTATATATATCTGGAAATTCAATAGTGTTAAATGGTAAAGTTATTACTTCATTTGGTCAAACAATTACAAGTGCTAATAATACTCCTTTATATTCTGGAGTTTTAGTTTTAACTGCTAATAATAATGTTAATATAACTTTGGATAAATTTGATGGATTTGGTAGTGGTAGTACTTTAAGAATTGCTTATGGCTCAACTAATACAGGACCTTTTACAACAATTTAAAATAAATAAAAATGAAAACAATTCAACCTATCTCAATTTGGGATAATGGACAAACATTAGAAGCTAAGATATTAAACGCTTATGCCGTAAATGTAACTTTAGGCACAAGTGCTACTTTTTACTATTCTTTAATGACAGAATTAGATAATGGCAATATTGGAGTACAAGTTGCACAAGGTAACTTAACAATGACAGGCGAAGCCTACACTCAATGGACTGTAGATTCTTATGCTTGGGATTGGATAGCTACTCAACTTAACTTAACAATTACAGGTGATTATGTACCTCCAGTACCTCCACAACCAGAGCCTACTCCAGAGCCAATTATTGAAGAAGATATTGAAGAAGCAATTTAATTGAATATTTAACTATATTTGTATATAAAATAAAAACTATGATAACAATTAATCAAGATCAAATCAAGGAATTAGAAGCGTTTATCAACACAATCCCAACTGCTTATGGTTTACCATTATTGCAATTTTTGGGTAAGTTAAACGCAGAACAAAATCCACCACAAGAATCAACTGAAGCGTAATGGTACATAATAGCAATCAATCGGACTTATTAACTATTGTTAGCGGAACATCCGCATTTATTAGTGTTGCAAATGTGCAACCCATAGTTTCTTTAATAGCGAGTTTGATTGCTATTGTTTCTGGTCTTTTAGCTGCAAGATATTACATTAAAGCGACTAAAAGATTTAAGTAATGAAAGAGGTAGTAATCGTTCTATTAGTGGCGGTTCTAATCTTTTTTATCGGAAGTGAGGCACGATACACCAAAAGTGAACCTATAATTGTAAGCGACACAGTTTACCAACAGAAAACTTTTACTAAGTTTATAAAGGGAAATTCAATCCCTTTTGTAGTTTTAGACACAATTTACATTATAGATAGGATTACGGACACAATTACAATCGTTAAGGATTATAACCAAGTAAAGGTTTATTCCGATACTATGCGCATAGATTCTATTGGATACGCATACATTCAAGACACAATCAGTCAAAACAAGATACAAGGAAGGGGTTTTAGTGCCAATTTTAACCTTCCGACCATAACAATTACCAAGTTAATAGAGCCAAAGTCAAAGAACCAGCTTTATTTAGGGTTTATAGGCGATTTAAAGCACTCAAACGGACAAATTGGGATAGGAGGTTCAATTGCACTTAAAACGGCTAAAAACACCTTATATACGGCAACGGCAACAATGAACGGATATTCTTTTGGATACTATAAAAAGTTTTAATATGAAAAAGTTTATTATTTCAATGTTTAGTGATGAAGTAGGTGCTATGAGCCACAAAAGGATTTTAGCTTTTATTGGTGCTATTTGTCTTTATACAACTTTTGTAATTACTAAAAGCGACCATTTAGGTGATTTAGTTTTTTATATGAGTATGGCATTTGCAGGTTTAACAACTATTGATAAATTCAGTAAATAATGGAAAACAACGAAAAAAGAGCATTTGCAATTGGTTTTGTATTGTGGGTAATTGGATTAGTTTACTTTATAAATCAAGTAATATGATCTCTAAGAAGGCAATTGAAATGATAATTAAACACGAGGTTGGAGGCAGAGCCGTTTACGAGAAGCGTTATCAAAAGCCTATCTGGGCAGGAGGCGATAGCGGATGTACGATAGGTCTCGGCTATGATCTTGGTTATGTAACCGAAAAGCAGTTTTTTAGCGACTGGGATGGCTTAAATTTAAACTTTATTAATGCGTTAAGAAAAGTGGTAGGGATAAAAGGTGAATCGGTTAAATCAATGATGCGTGGCGAAATACTACAAGTTAGGATTCCATACAATTTTGCTTATGATGTATTCGTTAATAAGTCGCTACCTAAGTATTATGCTTTGACTAAAGCTATTTATCCGGAACTTGATACTTTAAACGATGACACAAGAGGTGCGTTGGTTTCAATGATCTATAACAGGGGTAATAAGTTAGATGGCGATAGGCGAAAGGAAATGAGGGCAATAGTTAATCTTGTGGCAAAAGCTGATTACGAGGGCATAGCTGACCAAATAGAAAGGTCTAAAAGACTTTGGGAAAATGTTGGATTGGATGGACTTGTAAAAAGAAGGGAGGAGGAGGCAGACTTGATACTAAACTCACTAACCTAAAATAAACCTATGGCAACAACAAAAAAAGGCGGAAGCAAAACCACAATGAGTGGACAGATAGTCTTGGACTATTTAGCTAAATATCCTCAATGGATGCCGTCTAATACTTTAGCTTCTTTGATTATGAAGGAGCAATCAGCACACTTTGACAATCAAGAAAATGTACGTTATTTGGTACGTTATTATAGGGGTAAGACAGGCGAAAGCAAAAGTGTAAAAGGAACTAACAAACAATTTATAGAAGATTTTAAACGTACTGCTTCAAACTTTGCTCAACCGCCAACTTGGGTAGAGGAAAAGATTGTTTACTGTTTACCAATAGGAATTAAGAAGATGGGTTTTATAAGCGACCTACAAGTGCCATTCCACGACCCTAAAGCTATTGAGGTTTGCTTTAAATACTTACAGGAACAAAAGATTGATTCATTATTTATCAATGGTGATTTGGTTGACTTTTACCAATTAAGTGATTTCCAGAAAGACCCAAGAGTAAGAAAGTTTGATGAGGAACACGAGGCAATAATTGAGATGCTTGGATTTATAAGAGCATCATTTCCTCAAATACCGATTTATTACAACTTAGATGCCAACCACGAATTTAGGTATGAAAGGTATATGCGAACCAAAGCACCCGAATTATTAGGGTTAAACGGCAAGTTTGATATTGAGGAAATATTAATGCTAAATACTTTTAACATTATTCCGATTAAAAACATAGACCACGTTAAGTTTGGCAAATTACCTATCATTCACGGAGATACTACATTTAGGAGGGGTAGTGGTGTAAATCCAGCTAAAACTTTATACGATAGGGTTAAGCAGTCGGCAATTGCTTCGCACGTTCATCAAGTACAATCTTACACAACCAAGAACCAATTTGATGAAGAAGTCTTTACTTGCTGGACCACTGGACATTTGATGCATCCTAACGTGGAATATTGTAAGCACGTTGATAATTACTCACAAGGGTTTGCGATATTAGAAAAAGATGTTGAAGGTTACTACTCGGTGCAAAATAAAAGAATCTATAAAAACAAAATTTTCTAATATGAGATACCCTAAAAACTTTGCAAAATTGACACCAATACAACAAGAGCAATGGTTAGTTACTAAACTAATTGAACTGCACAACTTAGAGCAAGAGATCAAATTAACCTTAGGCAAAATAAGAGGTGGTGAGAAACTTATATTTAAAGAAATAGATAGACCAGATTTAGCTTTATTAAAAGATGAAGATTAAAGTTATATATCGCAAATTAGGTAGGGAACAGGCTCACGGCATTGCTGAAAGTGATGGTGTAGTTTATATTGACTCACGGCTAAAAGGCAAGAAGCAGCTTGAAATCCTGTTACACGAGTGCTTACATATACTTAATCCAATGGATGACGAAGATGCAATTATTGAGAAAAGCGTAACTTTATGTAAGGTTCTTTGGCAACAAGGATACCGAATGGTAGATAATTCTAACGATACACCATTGCAAGATGGTTCTAAATAGTTGTTCGTTCATAGTTCCTCACCCCTAAAAAGGTGGGGTTTTTTATATATCTTTGGCTTTCATATTGGAGAACTTAGGTTTAGCCACCCTTTTAGTCTTATTAGGGTGGTTTTTTATATAATAAACTGGACAAAGTAAACCTATAACTTGACACATATCCCAATAAAGTAAGTCAATTACTTGACATTTTGACTTATATACCATTTATCCTTATTATTTGCCGTTCATCACATTTATTTAAAATAATTGGCTTGTTTGATAAAGTTATAAGGTTTTACCCTATCTTTGAATCCTAAACCAAAACAACCAATATGAACAGACTAAAAACTCCACAAGAGAAAGCAAACGAACGCTACAAAGCTGAAAGCATCAAACCGCTTTACGCATTTATTATTGTATGCGTGGCATTTTTAATTACCGCAATCCTTCAAAACATTTAGTATGACACC